GCCTTCGGCTTTCACCGGGGCGGCACCAAAGCCCGACAACTTGGTCTCTTCTTCGAACGAGCGCTCAGAGGTTTCGGTCTCGAAAATCTCTTTGTGCTCTTCACCGTACTTTTGATACTCCATCCCAAACAACGCGTTCAGGCCCGGGAGCAGCTCTTTCAGTAGTTGACTGCGTGAAATAGCCATTTTAATTTACTCCTTAAACGCCAGCGTTGTTAGTCATGTGGTGCCCACCAATCGTAAACTTAACGTATACGTCTGGGTAAGCGTCACCGACGGGAGAGGCAAAACCAACAATCAGCAATCCGCCGACGGTAGTTTGCACGGTCGCGTCAAGCGCCACATTAGAGTTGCCGGTAGTCGTGCTACCAGAGGTGGTGGCATTCTGGGCAGCGGGCAGCTTGGTAATAGAACCAAGAATCGCTTGCGAACCAACGTCATCAAGCTGAGCTTGGAACATCACCATCGGATCATCCACAACATACGCCTTAACAACACCAGTGGTGCCAGAAGGATAGTATTGAGAATGAATGACCTGACCCTGTGCGTTTACATACTCGCAGCCTACGAACACACCAAGAGCACCAATGCCGCTACCACCAAAGTTGTTGGTAGTAATATCAGCACCGGTACCGTCAGCCAGTTCGACGTAGCCAGCAGTGGTCAATTGCACAATCGAGCCGTTGAAGATGTTGTTGGCAACACCAGCCGGGTCAATTAGATATTCACTGACAGCGCCCGCGTAGGGCATACCATCAGCACGCTTTACGGGCTTTAGCCCGTAGGGTGTAGCAGTAGAAGCCATTTAGGACTCTCCAAAAAATTAACGTGTACCATTCCCAAATCCGCCGCCCCTAGAAGTGCGTGAGTCACGCTCTGAAAAGAGTGGCATCCTTGGATCATTGTTGCGCATAAAGTTGTTATCCACCGAATCCATCTGGGCGCGGTTCTGGGCTTCGTAGTACTCATCCCGGGCTTTAGCCTGTTCTTCAGGCATCCGGCAAAGCATCAGTCCACCAATCTCCACGTTACCATCCGAATTACCCTTAAGCATAAGCTCGGGGTACTCACTCGCCTTAACCGGCTCCCATCCCTCACGCATCTTGTTAGACACGTTGGTGTGTTGAGCTTCACCCATCACAGATGTTGCAATCCAGCGGAAAGCAATACCAGGCTCCGGGTTCGGCGTAGGTAGAGTGCTCGGGGGCACATACACTGCGCGTGCTTTTTTGTCCCTAGAAGTCAGATCACGAGGTGTGCGGGTTTCAGCCATTTTGATTCTCCATTTTTGCCAGTTCTGCAGCGTATTGCTGCGGGGTCAAACCAAACTTTTTCGCCAACGCGAGTTGGGTACTTGTTAATTTGATTTTCTTTGCACCTGATGTACGTCCAGCGGACGCCACCACAGTTGGCCTTCTTGGGGTCTCTTGTGACTGAGCGACCTGCTCCCTAGTGTCCTCAAACACTTCTGGAAACGTCTTTCTTATGCGAGCGTCTATTTGCTCGAAGTAAGTGTCAGAGCCAGGCTCTACACCTTGGTTGCGCAATTTTTGGTCGAGTCCCAGCGCAAAGCTGGTCATCTCTTCGTACCCCGGCGCTCCAAACCACTGGTTTTTCTGCTGCCAGCGCAGTGACTTTTCGTCGATCTGCTTACGCTCGGGCTGCGTTTGAGTAGTTTGTACCTCATAATTTGGATCTTGTAAAGGGGTTGCCTTAAAATTTTTGGCTTCCTTTAGATTCCATGTTGCTTCGGCAAGACGCTCTTGGGCCTCAATGATGGCATCGGTGTCATACGACTCTTGCGCCGCCTTGAGTGCTGACCTAGCTTGCGCCAGCTCCATCTCGGCAGTTTTGGTGATGTTCGAGCCGTACTCTTCTGACCCTTTGTTGTAAGCCTCGCGTAAGCGTTTATTCTCTTCGATCAAGTGCTGGGCCATACGCAGCGCCTCTTCGCGCTCCCGCAATGCCGATTCTTTGGCCCGACGCTCGTCGTGACGGGCATGGGTCAACTCCTTGATACGCTGTTGAGAACGTGCGCCGTACTCTTCTAGCTCGTCTTCTGTCGGGTCTTCTACCTCCTTATTCAGGGGGCGTCGACCGCGATCGCCTTCGGGGGTATCGTCGACAACCTCGATCTCAACCTCATCAGACTCAACTTCTTGAGTAGTACTTTTTTCTTCATCTTCAGCTACGGTTTCTTCAACCTCGTCTGGAAACTTGTACTCTTGAGTAGCCATATTGACTCCTTAAATGCGCGTGATACCACGCGGGTCTTCGACCACAGCGTCGATCTGATCGTCGTTGATTAGTCGAAACTCACGTCCAAAGATTTTGAATCGCGTCCCGGCATAGGCACGGACAAGGACAAAATCGCCCTCTTTGCACCAAGCCCCAGTGGGAAACTTTTCTGCGTCTTTGTACGCGTCTGGGCCGACCTTGAGCACCATCAGCACCGTGGTGCTGTGCTCCTCGGACTTACGGGTTGCGTCAGCTTTTAAGATGCTAGACCCGTCATACGTGTCTTTCACCTCGGGTAACGCGCATAGCAATTTCCAACCTGTCGGGTCGGGTAACAGCCTTGCTTTTTGCTCCGCAGTAGCCCCATCGTCGGGTTTGTCAATTTGCGCTATCGGTTCTTCAAGAACTTCAGTCGTCATTTTCAGCCTTTTGTGCGAGGTCGAGTAACAAACGCTCTGTGATGGCCAAGCCTCGTATCACCCCACAGAGTTCTTTGTAAGCGTCATAGCTAGCGCATCCGCCACCAGCTATGTCGTCAGCGTAATCATTCATCTGAGCGCGGATCTCACCACGTAGGTAGTCCACGAACTGCCTAGTCTCCGGTGCCATTTATGCCTTTCCACGGGACTGTGCCCCGAGTTTGTAGCCTTCTATCTGGGCTTTTGTTGAATCCCTGTTCTTATCGTTGGCCATCTGCACACCCTTGACTTGGGCGTTGAGCATGGCAATCTGCTCGTCCAAAGCCAACCGGTCTGCTTTGGCCGCAGCGTCAGACTCAATCTTCTGCTGTTCAAGCTGCAAGCGCATACGCTCCAGCTCGACGTCGGCCTGCTGTTTCTGCTGCTTAAGCTGCAACTCCATCTGCTGCATCTGCACAACCGGGTCTTGTGCCCTCTGCTGAGCCTGCTGCTGGGCAGCTTGGGCTTGGTTCTGCTGCAGAATCTGCTGCGCCGCCGTAGCCATCATCTCGGACATGGCGCTCTCGACCTCTGGGGCCATCTCGTCCTCAACCGGCGGCAGGGTGATCCCCATGCGCTGCTCGATCATCTGGCGGTACTTAAACGCAATATGCTCGGTGATGTGCGCTTGGGCTGCAGCCATCATCATCTGCGCCTTGGGGTTCTGCCCCATGACCTGCATCAGAATCGGATCCTGCATCGCCGCCTGGTGCACAGCAATGTGCGCGTCGTGGTCTTGGTAGAAGAACGCTTTGACTGGCTTGCCATTGAGGATGTCCATGTTCTCGGCCACCGGGTCACGGGGCTTAAAGTCATCCTCAAGCGGCACCAGCTTGTCAGCGTCCTTGATACCCAGCACGTCCAGCATCTGTCTGTGCAGCAGCGGCAGGTCATATATCTCAGGTGACATCTGCGCCAACTGAATAACCGCTTGGTACTGCACCACCCGCTGGCTCATCGTCGCGGCGTTGGGGTCGCTTACAGGCACGATCTCCACATGGCTAAAGTCTTCTTTACGTGCCCGTGGGTTGGCCGTATCTGGCTCGTAGCTGTACAGGTCGTCCGCGTAGTCACGGATGATGCCAGCGAGCATCTTTAGCTCTTGTTTGAACGCGTGGTGTATCCGCGCCTGCACCGCACTCATGGTCTTGAGCTGACGCTCCAACAGAGCCAGCGTCGTACCCACAGGAGCCTGTGCCGACATATCAGATATCTTCATGTCAGCCGTGGCGGCGAACTTGCGTCCCTCCTCCACGATGGTGCCCAGCAACTGGTACAGAGTGCCCGACGGCTCCTTGTACGGCAGCATCATGATGTTGTCTTTAATACTGCCAGAGCCTAAGTCAACGTCACGGAACTCCCCGGGGCTGATCGGCGTGTCGTCGCCCTTGATACGCAAGCCACGGCTCTTGAGACCACCGGGCAGGTTAGACAGCGTACCCGCATCCACCAACTGGCGCATCAGGCTGGTAGCCGACTTGGCGAAGCCACCGATCAGGTGGAACAGACCGAAGCCATAGGCACCGAACCCGGGGATGTACTGGTAGTGCACGAAGTGCTGTTGTTTACGCCGCAGGTCGTCCGTGGGATCCCAGTTACGGCGGATAGCCAGTATGGTATTGGTCGACGTCGAGATGGT